GACCGATATACGTCCAGACCTGAGAGACGCGTTTGTCGAGTTGCTCCTTCGATCCGAGCGTACCGCCCATAATCCGATCTTCGGAATAAATGATCGCTGTGTCTGAGACCGGCCGGAGCGCCGTGACATTGATCCGCTCCATCTTGAGATCGGCCCAAACGACAAGGCCGACTTGCTCGATCAATTCGTCGACGAGTTTCCGGACCGGCGTCGGCTCGGCGATCTGGGCCGAATAAAGCCGATTGATATAGAGATTCATCTCGTTTTGCCAATCGGTGAGCGGGAGCCACATCGGATCGAGATCGGTGTATTCCGTGATCAAGTCATACAGAATATCGGCCGGACTCTCGCCGTCGTATGCAAGGACAAGTTGCACGCCTTCGAACTGATCGTGAGCGACCGCCTCCGTCCCAGACTGTGCGCGGAGTAACGTCATCACATCGCCGATGCGGGTAAACGAACAAACCTCGGAGCCGCCGATCGCGACCGCGCCTGCCGCCGGATAATACAGATCGCCGGCGCCGGCCGGGAGAATGTCGACCGCTCCGTTCCCCGTCCCGATCGCTTCGGCCAGGATGCCGGGAGTCACGGCCGGCGCTTGCGCGCGATCGCCGTCGAGGAACTTGAGTGGATCCTTCGCCTTGATCGAGAAGCTTCCGCGTGCCGGCCCTTGAACCGTTTCGATGACATACGTCCAGGAATCCATCACGGAGATTGCCTGTCCCTCTTCGCCGCGGTAAAGACGGAGCGTCGAGCCTCGAAGCGTCGGAAGCCTGGCGCGGATCTTTCCCCAGAATGTCCCGGTCGCAAATGGATCATAGGTCCGCTCGGCGAAGTAAGGATCCGTCAGAACGTCCGAGTCCGGATGATCGGTGAAGACGACGTTCGCCGTTTCACGCTGGCCGATCGAGAGCCCGGGTTCGATGATTGCCGGAACGATGTCGACCCTTGCGAGCGACGGGATCGCATCATAATTATCTGGTTCGGCACTCGGCCGAATGAATCGAAGCGTTGTCGCGCCTTCGTCGTAGTTTTCGCGATCCTGGCAAGTCCTGGCCGTGTTGAAGCACTTTTGCGCGCCGGTCACGCCGACCGCGGCCGTGCAGGGCGCGACGCCATACGTCAAGACGCATCGCGGGAAGTCGATCTCGACGATCTCCACCGTCCGCATGGTTAAGAGCTCGAGAAGGAAGAGAGCGCCGAGAGCGTCCCTGTGATTCCTTCGATCGGAAACGAGACGCGCATCATCCCGTTCGGCCGTTGATTGTCGGGCGTGATGTCGGAAGTCGTCCAGGCATAGGCGACCTCGTCAGGATAGGTTTCCGGACGCCAGGCCCAGAAGAACGGAAAGTCTTCGGCGTTCAACGCGAACGGATCGAAATACTCGCGGTACCAATCCGGATCGAGATTGTCGATCGACACTTCGCAAGCATAGAGCCTACGTGCAACGACGCGGCCGAGATATTGTCCGTTCTCGCTTCGCCCTGGGCGTGTTCCTGTTTTGCGGCCGAGCGTGATCGGCGTATGGCCGACATAGACGCGGCGCGTGATCTGTAGGATCTCGCCCAGGTACAGGACGGCCGCCGCCGGTGATTCCGTTCCGGCCGAGAATCGAACGCGCCAGAATTGAGCCGAGATCGGATCGATCACATGGATGATCACGCCATCATCGACCGGCGTTCCGTTTGCCGCTTCTGTCCAATCGACGCTGTTCGACGAGTATTCAAGAAAGTAAGTGATGCCGGCAGTCCCGAGATTGTGTTGCGCGATTCCGACGTAATCGATCGTCGTCGCCGCTGCGAGTGAGACCGTGACGGATTGCTCGACGGCCGTCGTTCCGCTCCACGGGTTATAGGTTGCCGGATTGGCGAGTTGCGTCACTGGCGCCGTCGCGCTTTCCTGGTCCGCTGTCAGGCTCGATGCTGTAACGACGTTATGCCATCCGATGAGCGGATTGTTCGGGAGAAGAAAGTCGTCCGGAAGCGTGATCATTGCGAGAACACCACGCGGCCGCCGTCGGCGACTGATTCGTTAACTTGCTCGAGCAATTCCCGGACCGCCTTGCCGGAGAACAGGGAGCCAGGATTCAAGCCTTCGATCGAGATCACTTGACCGCCACCGCCGACCGGCGAAACGGCCGGCGCCGCCGTCGATCCTGCCAGCGCCGGCGCAACGCCGCCCGTCTGTCCGAACTTCTGGCTCTTGATCGCGTTGACCTGGGCGAAGCCGGCGGCGATCTGAGCGGCCGCGAGTACCGGTCCGATGATCGGGCCGAGCTTCAAGGCCTCCGCGGCGCCCTGGTACGTTGCGACGATCGCGTTCGCGATGCCGGCCGCTTTATTGATTTCGAACATCTTCTTATTCTCTGATGAGACGCCGGCCGTCATCTTCGATAGCTGTCCGGCAATCATCGACACTCGACCCTGGAAGGACGATTGCTCGAATCGTTCGCGATCGGTCAATCCGGCCTTGACGATCTCGTTCATCCGTTTTTGATGCTCGGCCTCGAGATCTTGCTCGAGCATGCCGAATTCTTCCTTCGTGACGAGCCGAAGCTCGAGATTGTCGCGAAGCGTTTCTATCTGGGCATCGAAGAATTCTTGCTCGAGTTCGGCCTCGGACTTGAGAGAATCCCGAAGCGCGTTTAAACGGCCGCGGGCATCGTCGGCAACCGCGCCTCGCCGTCCCGCCTCTTCGCCCAGGAAGTCGCCTTCGCCGCTCGATGTCTTGACGCTCACGCCGGTCCGTTGCCGGCCGGACAGCGTCGACACCGCTTCGAGCGCTTTCGCTCGCGCTTCCTCGGCCGCCGCCGCCATCTTGACTTCCTCGACGTATTGCTTCTCGAGATCGATCAATCCTTGTTGGATCTGAGTTTCTCGAGTCTTGAGTTCGACGAGCCGCTCTTCGGCCGCGATGCGCTCGCGATCGCCTTCCCGCCGGCGCATGGCCGCGCCGTTCTCGATCGCAAAGATCTGGTTTTGCACGTCGAGAAGATCCTTCGACAATTCGAGGACCGCGTCTTCCTTCATGACGCCGAAGAACTTCAAGAGTTGCACCGTCGCCTTGAGCGCCATCTCGGCAAGCTCGCCGAACGTCTCGGCCAGATTGACAATCTCGTCCGCGTTCGCCGCGATCAGCTTCGTGAATTGCGCGCCGAGCGATGCCTTCAAGTCGTCGATTCGGTTCTTCGCGTCCTCGAGTTCCTTGAGATCCATGTCCGACAGGATCTCGCCGGACCGCTCTGCCTCGTCGCCGAGTTTCTTCATCGCTTCGGCATTGTTCCGCAATAGCGGGAGAAGGCGAGTCGAGTCCGACGCGATCGCTTCCATGTAGAACGTCATCTCGGCTTGGCCGAGATTCGCGGCCTCGAGCGACTTGACGAAGAGCTCGAGCGCTTCGGGCCCGGAGAGCCTGGCGAATTGCTCCGCCGTGACGCCGACTTGCGGCGCGATCTTTTCGAAGAAATCGGCTAATGGGCCAGCTCCGGTCGTCATGAAGTCGCCGACCCGGTCGTTCATGTCCTTGTAGATATCGGCGAGTTTCTGGCCCTCGATGCCGACCGTCCGAGCCGCGGCCGCGTTCCTTTGGAACTCACGCGTCGACGTATTCGCGACCTGGGAAAGATTGATGATCTCTCGCGCCGCTTCGCCCGCCCGGGAGACGAGCGCAACGAGCGCGGCGCCGGCGCCGGCAACCGCGACGGCGACCTTGCCGCCCGTCTTGACGACTTCGTTCATCGAATCGCGGACGTCTTTCAGCGATCGCTTCGCGCGTTTCGATCCGTCCTCAAGCTGTTCCGATTTCAGTCCGAGCCGAACGAATAACGAGCCGAGATTCTGTCCGATGCTAGGCATCGTCGGTTATCGCCTCCCGCGGATCCGGCGCCTCGAGCATGGATTGAAGATCTGCGATCTCGCGTCGAGTCAGTCCGCCGGCGCCGGCGACGGCATCGAGCGACTTCTCTTCGGCGATCAGATAGAACTCTTGCGGACTCATGTTCCAAAACTCCGACGGGGACAATCCCCACATGACGACGGCGATCCGATAGCAAACGGACGTCAGTCCGTCGGATCCGAATCGCTGTTTTTTTTTCCGCCGTCCTCGCCTTCGTCGCTCTTGTCCTGGCGAATGTCTTCGCCATCGGCGAGCTTTTTCAATTCGTCTTCCGAGATCTCACGAAGCGAATACATAACCGCGCCTTGGATCGCGCCCACGTATTTTCGGATGACTTTCTCAGGCGCCGTGATGATGTCTTCGAAGACTTGCTCGCGATCGACCTTCACGCCGGCGGAGTCGATCCATCCCATCATCACGACGGCGATATCCGATCGTTTGATCATGCGCTCGGATTGCAGAACGACTTTCACGAAGTCCGCGCGAAGATCATAGACGCGCTCGACGAGCTCAAGGATTTTGAATGTCACCTCGAGAGAGATCGAGCCGTCGCCGACCGGAATCTCGATCGACTGGCGAAGTGGCTTCGGCATCAGGTACTGGCCGGCGTGACCGTCACAAGGCCGGAGCTTTGCAACGTCGCCGAGAACGTCGTCGGTCCCGTTTCTTCGCCGGAGAACTCGAGATTACCGAGGAAGAATCCTTCGGCCGCCGTGACGGTCCGACCGTCCGGAAGCACGATCTCGATGTCGGCGTTCAAGTTGCCTTCCCATTCGGCCAGCAGCGCCGCGGAATTGACACTCGTCATCACGCCGGCGACGTTGGCGTCGACCGCGCGACGGCCAGGCTCGCCGAGAAGCTCTCGCCATCCGTCGTCATCGTCCGTCGTCGTATCGATCGGTTCACGCGTGAACGTGGATCCCTTTGTCCGAACGGCGGCGATCCGCGTCCCGTCGAGATTCAGGTAAAAACTTCGGCCGCTGTAGCCTTGACTCATGATGATCCCTCCAAGGGTTGCCGGTTGATCCGGTAGTTGCTCGTTAAACGGATCCGCTCGTTCTCATCTCGTCCGAGATCGATGAAGTCCGAATCCATCCAAAATCCTAAATAAAGTCCGTTCTCGATCTCGCGCGCCGGGCCGGGAATGTCGCCAGGCTCGCAAAGCAGATCGAAGATCTCGTCCGCTTTCGTGTGAACGTCGGCGTGAACGGTTCCGCGGATCCGGACTTGAACGGCCGGCTCGCGGAGCGTGATGTCATACGCGATCGGCGGACCGCCGCCGCTATCGAAAACGCAAACGCAATCGTCTGGCGCGTCGGGCATGCGCGAGAAGTACACTCCCCAGGACGAGCCGCCGGCGAGCGTTCCGATCCCCTGGCCGGCCAGATAACGTGCAATCTCTTCCGCCGGACTCATTCGAACGACGCTCGAGAACGGACGATATCGACGATCAGGAAGAGATTGTCCTCGATCGAGGATTGCAGGAATTGAGAGCGTCCAGGATTCCAATAAGTGCCGAGCCCGGACGGCCTGGCCTGGCCGCGGAGCTTCTCTTCGGTCGCCGAATGCACGAACGGCGCGTAAGCGGCGCCATAGCCGACTTCGACGATCGAGTCGTCATCCGGCGCGAAGCGCGCATAACTCGAGCCGCGTAGATTGCCGAACTCGACCGGTATCCGCCGATCGGAAACGCCTTGAATCTGGATCCCGGCCTCGAGCAAGCCTTCCCGCGCGTTGCCTTCGATGTTCGCGAGTTCGCGATCGAGATTCCGCATCACTTCATCAAAGCCCTGGACTTCGTTCAACGGCATCAGATTAAGACCTTGTGCAAGATCTCTTCGTTGCCGAGCGACGGCGAGTCTTGCTTCGAGCGGATTTCCTTTGCGCCGGCGACGCGCGGATCGGCTTCGGCCGAGGATCCTCGATAGATCCAATCGCCGACGGCGAGTTCGCGATCGCAATAGATCACAGCTTCCGAAACGCGTTCCTTTGCTTGCAGATCCCTGAACAAGACCTGGCGATTCTGCCATCGGCCGGCGATCTCGATCGGTGCGTCGAACGTCGATCCGCCGGACGCGTCGTTCCCCGACTGCGGCCAATAGGTGAGCGTCTCGTTCATGTTGTGCGTGTAAGCCGGCATGAATCACCGCGGGACAATCCGAGCGCCTTTTATGAAGCCGTAGAACTCGACGGCCTCCTGACCGGATTCACCACGAGCTACCACTGCACCGGATTCGTCTCGGAGCTGCATGAGTGCCAAGACATAAACGCCGTCGCCGTCTTCCTTGACTGCGCGCACGGACGGGACTTTCCTTCCCCGCGCGTCAATGACCTTTATGCCCTGCGCGATCATCTGTTCATACGAGACCATGTCGCTCAGAGCAACATCGCAGATATAACCTGTCGTCGGCGGCTTCATCGTTATGCCTTCTTTGGGGATTTATATACTTAAGTCCCATGATTGCCGCATGGCAGCTTCCCATCGACATAATCGGCCACCGCGTCTCGCGCTTCGCCTAGCAACGTCA